CGTTTGCGATCAACGGCTTTTGATTCTTTGAAGCCGACGCGGGTGAATTCGGCGATCACTTTGTTCCGTTCTGCGAAGTCCATCAACGCACTTGATGACTTGCCCGTAACGCGAAGCAACAGCGCACGATAGGTGTCTTCGTCCAGATTCAATTGCTTTTTAGCCTGGTGAATTTTTCCGAGTTGCCGATTGCGGTCGGCATGCTGATCAACTGGCTGGCGTTTCATCTTTCACCTCGAATAGTTCATCGCGCAATTTCACGTCACACGGTTTGCTCGTCCAGCCTTCGCCCAGCAACTTGTGCCAGGGCGCACCCAAGACGTAGGTCGACGCTGAGGGGATTAGGCGCGGGCTACGCACGACCAGGGCAATCATTCCACCTGGTGTGATGATTGCCTGGTAATCGATAACGATAGGATCGGTGTTCATTTGGAACCCTCAAGAGGATATAGAACGTCGATGTAAAGAGGATTTCCAACAAGCCCGTGAGCATCGTGGTGAGGGTCATGCAGTAAACAATATTCGCCGTTGAAAACTTTCCCAATGACTGCGTGACAAACGTCGAGCCTCGGACTCCTGCCACTGAAAATATAGATACCTCCTTCGACGACACTTTCTAAGGTTCCATTCAATGGCCAGTCGTAAATCGAAACCCTCAAACCCCTATCGGCTAACCATGCGTCGGCTTTATCAGAACCTTCCTGGGCAGACGGAGTGCTGCCATAGAAATTGGGCACTTCTGAAATATCGATTTCTAAAAGTGACGCAAGGCAAGCCGAGTAACAATTCCCCACTGACCCAAATTCTGTTTGCAAAACTGGTTTCATGTTTACAGCTCCTGACCGACGTGATGAATCGGCAAAGCGAAGTGCGGCGTTAGGGTGCGATCAGCTGCAAGAGGGCGCGTTTCAAACTGCAGGTCTTCGGTGAAGCGGACTTGATAGGTATTGCCGCAACCACAGGTTTCGGTGTGCCAGTCAAACCGGCGCCCCTCAAACGCATCGAGGTTCTTGTGATCTTTCATGCACAGTGGGCAACAAGGCCATGAGGTTTTCATCCTGGCACCACCGTTTTTTCACCGCAGAAAGGACAATGTGACGCTGAGACACGTGGCGGCATTTTGCGCACTGACTTGTCGAGTCTGATTGTTTCCAACATAAAGCACTCGGTCAGACCGCTGCCTGCGATCCTAAAAGAGGTAGCCAGCTTGCCGTTCATTGGCGCTAGTTTGCTGTTAATTTTCTCGATGCAATCGCACATCAGGTCTTCCCCTCATCTATACCGAGTGAAACTTGCGGCTCGCTTTCAAGGGTTTGACCGATTACGTCACCCAAACGAAATGGCCCGCTTGCTATCAAGTCCTCCAAAAATCGGTGCGGGCTTAGCACTTCATCGATTCTCATTGAATAAAGACGTCCGCCAAGCGATACGACTGGCACCTCGGCTTCCTTTCCCTGCGAGCCACAAATATAGAAACCTTGGTTGGCGATCATTTCAGCCACACGTGGCGGAACAGGAATTTCCTCGGCCTTGCCCACTAGAATTAGATTCCGTTTTTTCACGTGTCAAACTCCTGCGATTCGGCTTTTCTAATTGCGGTTTTCTTCAACTGCCGCTGAAAAAACCAATCAATAAATTTATCCAGCGCTTCGAGCTTGGCTTCTTCGCCATCGGCTTCCGGAATACCAGGCACAAGCAAGGTCGCGCCGTCATAGGCATGTCGCGCCATGACCTCAATTTCGGCTCTGAATTTTTTACCCGCGCCGCCCACTATGAGCATCGCTCCTTGTGGAACTCTGGGGCCGAATCCGATAACGCCTGTTTGCCAACAATAAGCGACCATGATCAAACTCCTGCGATATCGAGGCTGATGGGAGCCCACTGGTCGGTATCGCCAATGCGCTCGTAAATACGCACATAGCTTTTCGAGCCGATGACTTGAATGGCATCACCCACGGCGCGCATAGCTTGTTGCCACCGTTTGTCTTGAATCTCCATGCGTTTTAATGCAAGTACTTGGCCGACGCGCACATTGCCGGCGTTGTCGACGCGGAAGGCGTCATTGACCAGGACTATCAGTTCTTGACGCGAACCAACTGACCAGTCGCGAATGCATTCATCGATTAGAGCTTTAGCCGCCTTTAATCGTTCGTCGAAAGTGATGTGTTCAGCGATAGACCGCTGCACCTTGTAGCGCCCGTCGAAACTGATCAGCGTCACGTTGCCTTTATGGCCCCCGATCTTTACGCCGTACTCTTCGGCGCTCAATTCAACGAAGGCGGCAATGTCGCCGAAGGCATTGAGTTTGAAACTGGCGATGAATTCATGCACAGCTCGCGCTTTCTGGACGATATCTTTCACTAATTCGTCGCGAGCCTGGTCAATCGGTTTGATCGCGGATTCAGGAACCAGGTGACCTTGTGCGTTCAAACGGTATCCGGCGGGTATTTCAGTTGCGGTGTTCATTTCAGTTGTTTCCTTTTTTCAATTAATTCTTGCCGACAGATTCCGTTTGCATCGCACCAACCATTTAGCCATCGGTGTGCTGTGGCTCTGCTGCAGCCGAAGTGCTCTCGTATTTGTTCGGGTGTTGGCGTCTCGGCTAACTCGTAGGCCCATTTGAAGAACCTGAAAATCAACTCATTGCGAGTCGCGCAATGGTTGTTCTCTGTCAGCTGGCAGGTGTAAGCGTAGATTCGTTTCATTTCGTATCAGGTCATGGGTAATGTCACGAAGTCGCTCGCCAAGCCAAGGCGGCAAGTCTTCGTCGTCATCAACCATGTGCGCGCTCCGGTGTGGACAAAACAACTTCGTGCCATTCCACCTGGCACTGGCGAACCGTAGCCACCATCGTGAACACATTAGCGCCGTTGATAAAATCTCGCTTCTTGAATGCGCCGGTAATAAAGCCGCCGTTCGGTTTTTCTTGGAGCTTGATTAACGTATTGCGGTTGCCAATTTCCACCGATGCCACAATGCAGCCTGCTTGGGCTAAAAATTGAATAGCAGCATTTGCACGGCTGATTTTTTTTAACAGGTTTTGGTTTTGTTCATTCATGGCTTTCCCCTTGAATTGTTGGTTGAAGCGGCAAGCCAAGCTGGCCGCGTAGGTCTGGCATGGCGATTTTCTTCATCGCCGTTATCTGTTTCATGGTCGTGAGCGCACGCCCATATAAAAACTCGCAAGTCGCGTCTAGTTCTTTCGCGTTGGCTGCCATGAAGTAGCCGTTTGCTGGGTCGGCACAGACGGCATGGCCTTCGCGGCGCACCTGCTCAATGACGCTACGCAGGCGGCGCTCGTCGGCCAGCGTGTGGTCGCAGATCAGTTCACGCACCAGCGCTGCCGCCGTAATGCCATTGGCCGCACCCACGCGCCTACTCAGCGCGCACAACACGTTGTCGTGGCTAATACCTTTGGCGGCAAATAGATCGGCGGCGAGCGAAAGCTTCATCAGCCGCGTCTCCCGTAGCGCAATAGTTTCGTGTTCGCTTGCGCTTGCTCCATTGTTTCCAGTGGAGCCATGCCGCGATTGGCAATGGCACGCTTGGTTTGCACGTTACGTAATCGCTCACGCAAGGCCCTGTTACTCAGCCACCGCAAGCCCTGCTGAGCGCGGTAAGCAATCGATTCGGGCATAGCATCAAGGTCATCGCTGTTTGCCAATGAAGCTTGATATTGTTTCAGGCGAAGGATGGGGTCCGTTCTCATGCTGCACCTCGACGATTTGGGCAGGTCGGGCATGAGCGCGACAACTGCACGCGCACATGGTTGGTGGCCGCGAATTCACGGCGTTGGTAAAGCAGGCAAACATTGCGTGGCAATTCGCCGATCACGGGGCAGTTGACGGTCATGTCCATCAACCCACCTTCAACGGCTTTTTGTATGGCTTTTAAATCGCCTTTGTAATTACCGCTTAGCACCTGGCTTACCACGGTGGCGCTGTAACCAATCTTTTTCGCCGTGGGGCCGTTGCCCTGGCTGTCGCGGTGTTCCCGCAACACGGTCATCCAATCCTCAGACATAGTTAAATTCCTCTTTCGTGTTGGGGTCGTAGAACACGGTGCGGTTTTTCATTAAGTGCGGTGGCAATGGGCCGGTGTTACGCACCAAGCGGTAGCGGCGTGGCAACTTGCCTAGTGGCGAGTTGATGCGAACGATGTACTTGGCTTTGGCCAACTGCCCGATGTAGGTGCGTATGCTTTGCAGGTTTTCTTGCTCGGTCACCGCCGCTAGTTCTGCGCAAGTAAATTCGCGCAGAATGCGTGATGCCTGCCAGAGCGAACCGCGCTTGTGGCCGATGCCAGCTACACGTGAAGCACACTGACGGCGCGCTGCATTGATTTGTTTGGGCGACATTAGGCCACCGACTTCAATAACTTGCGTGGGCCGACCGACATCAGCAGCTCAGTGCCTTGCGGCCATTCGGCAATGCCGACTTTATTGAGGCTGCGTGAGCGCGCTATTTGTTCAATGCGGTTCAGCCCAATAACGACCAAGCGAACAATGCCGCCCGATTGTTGTTGCAGTTGTTTGAGCAAGTCGTCACGCACTTCTACTTCGCACAATTCTTTGGCGAGCATGCGTGTGTCTTCAATGGTGCAGGGTGCAAATTCCACCCATTGCGCAATGCGGTTGAACAGCTGCGGGTAGGTGGTTATTTTCCGCTCGATGCCCTTCATGCCGATCAACACCACCGGCACGCTGGCCAAGTCGTGAATGTCACGAAGGGTTTCGACCAGCTGCTTGCGTTCGACCAGGTAGTCGGCTTCGTCAATAAATAACGGGCGGTTGCTCAATGCCAGCGAGCGCACAATGTCTTCAACAGTACGCACGTTGGAATTGCGTGCAGAGATTCCAATTTCGCGGCAGATACTTTCCAGCAAACTGCTGGGGGTGGAGGTGGCCATTGCCCGAACGTAAATACCATTCTGGCGCGTTGCCAACCACGCGATACCCGTGGATTTGCCAAGGCCTGAATCGCCATACACCAGACCCATACCAGGAAGACCGGCGGCGCGAGTCAGCAGCGCTTTACCGGCTTCCGAAAGACGTGACACATTGCTAATAGGAACGATTTTAGAGCGCATTAGTTTTCCCCTTCGATTTTAAGTTTCAAGTAGCGGTAGTAAAAAGCCCCATCGGGCAACAGAACCTCATGGGATTCATCAAGGCCCACACACGCCGGGCCAAAACTTTCAAACATGTCCCAGCGGCCTAAAAACTCCGAGCTGGTGGCGTGGTTTTTCAAAAAGTAAGCATCAAAGTCATTGCGTTCGTCTTCTGGCTTCATCAATAAATCGATGGCGCGGCGGAAGCGTTGCGCGGCAGTTTCGTCCTGCTGCATTTCTATTACGCGAAGGTCACGCACTTGTTCTAAATCGGCGATGCTCGTTGGCCGCATGCCTGGTGGCGTGGTCGCGTCGAGTGCTTCGGCAGCGTTGCGTGCGGCTTCAAGTGCTGGCGTGAGGTGGATAATGTTGGGTGATGGGAATGCCGTGAGCCTTGATGCTTCTTCGGCTTTACGTTCCAGAATTTCGTTAACGATTTCATTGGTGTTGGCTTTACGTGCCAACGCTTTGAGTTCACGGCGCTTCTCGCTAACGGCTTTGTTTTGTTTGAGCGTGGCTTCAACGGCCACTTCTTTGCGAGATATGCCTGCAATTTCTGGGCATTCGGCAATGCATAAAAACGCTTCGTTGTGATAAACGACCAGGGTGCCAAGGTCTTCGTGATAAAAACATTGCACCGATTGGCCAATAACCGTGGCCAATTCTGCCGAGATATAAAAGCGGCCTTCGACCTTGATGCCTTTTTTGCTGACGGTACGAATGCCGTTATTGTCTGGCACGTCGGCGAGCAATAAATCCAGTGCTCGCACGTCGTCAATAGTGCGTAGGTGGCCGCGCATTTCTGCGGTGCGCTGGAACGGCGTTTTACCTTCAAGACCTTGGTGCGGTGCATGGGCGTGGACGTGTTCTGTCCACTTATCGCAAAAGCTTTGCAGCTCTGCGGCGGTGATTTTTATTTCGGTGCTCTTATTCTTGGTGTACATGCGGTCGGCAAAGCTTTCTTTTGCACGTAGGCTTTGCGCCTCTGCGACGTTATGGCCTGCAAAGCCTGGCAATAATTCAAACAGGCCGTGACTAAAGCTGCGGAACATGCGTTCGACGTTGCCCTTT